ATCATGCCGCTCTTGAACTGACGGCTGATGGTCGGGCCGGGGTTGAACAGGCCCTTGAGACCTTCGACCAGGCCGGCGTTTGCGGCAGGGTTGACGGTCGCATAGCGCATGTCCATCGGGACCGCACCCTCGTTGAGGACGCGCTGGCCAGCCAGCAGAACCTCAGAGGTGGCGGGGGTGACGGCGGCGGTACCGACGGCGTTGTAGACGTCCTTGTAGACGTTGGCGACGTCAGCGTCGACGCTGGCGGCGAGTTGGCTGATGCGCGGTTTGAGGATGCGGTCAGCGAAGTCGTCCAGCGACAGAGCCATTTCGGCGGTCGTGAAGTTGACGCCAATGTGCTTCTGGTTGGACACCGACATCGTGGTGAACTGCTCGTTCTCGTCCTGCACTTGCAGGGCGGCACCGTCGGTGACGAGGGTGCGGTCGGGCAGGCGGATGCGCAGGGTGGAGCCGATCTTGGCACCTTCCTTGGCGAAGCTGTCGTCGTATTGGCGGTTGATGTTCCGCGTCAGGACGAGGTTGTTTTCGAAAATCTCCAGGGCCTTCCTGGTGATCATGTCAATGGTAAGCAGAGAGTTGGCCACAGCAGTGGTTCCTTGCAGAGGGGGTTATCTGGCCGCTTTTCTTATCTGCCGTTGCCGTTCTTGCTCGATCCATTCCGACGTGCTCATGGAAGCTACAGAGCGGGGGTCGGTGGTGTCGTAGGCTGGAGTGCCGTTGCTGGTAGGCGTGACAGGTGAGATAGGCGGTGGTGCGGAGGTGGTGCGTTTGACCGGGGGCGACGCTGCCAGAGCAGCCTCAATCCGTCCGATCTCCTTGGCCTGCAAGAGCGGCGACAGTTTCGAGATCCGTGACGCTTCCGCCGGATTGGACCCGAGGTGGTAAAGCACGTCGGGGCCTTGGTCGGAGGCGCGGATGGTTTCGGCCATCTCGGCGGTGATCGGCAGGGACGGGTTGTAGGCGACCTGTTTGAAGTCGTCATACTTGCCGAGGGCCTGCTCCTCGCGGTCGAAATAGGCTTCAACAACGGCGTCCTGCTGACGCTGCCGCTCCCTCTGCTCGACCAAGGCAAGTGCCTTTTGTTCTGCCAGCGCCTCGGCGTATGCCTCGGTGCTCTCGAACTGGTCAGCCGGCGGAAGGGGGGCGGGCGGCGGCGCTTGGCGCTGTTGCTCTCGTTCCCATTTACGCTGCTCTCGTGCGAGACGCTTGCTGACGACCGCATCCAGTTCTTCCTGGCTGAAGGTCTTGGGCGCAACGTCTTCCGGCGTTTGGACTTCGGCAACAGGAGGGGCCGTGGCCTCCAGTTCCGGCGCGGCTTCAACCCCCGCTGGGCTTTCGTCGGTCATGTTGGCTCTCTGAGAACCCCCGGTGCGCTCCGCCGGTAGAGTGACACATAAGCTACTGCTGTCGCGGCTTTTTGGCAACAGGGTTTAGAACACCTGCCACCAGCGACGGTTCTGGCTCTCGGCGATGGCGACGACGGCGTCCTTGCGGACGGAACAGACACGCAGGTCGGCGTCGCCTTGGATGATGGCGTTGCCCAAATCACCTACCGTCTCAGCACCCGACACGTCGACCGTCGACACGCAGGGAGCCTTGAGGCTATCGGGGACCGTCACCCTCGCCGCGCTGGCGGCGCACCCGCTCAAGGTCACGGCCAAAGTTGTCAGGCAGGCGCAGGCCAGCGCCGTTGAGCTTCTTGACTTCATTTTGCTTCTCCACTTGTTCCTGGCGGATGGTGGCGGTCTCGGTCACGACGGCGTCCAGTGCCTTGCCGGTCGCTGCGGCAACAGTGGCTTGCGCGCGCATCTCCTTGACGCGGGCGCGGTCGGCACACCACGACAGGGTCAGCACGGCAAACATTAGCGCGATGAGCAACGCGCCGATGTAGACGATGCGGCGGATTTCCTGCGGGATCATGTCGCGGCTCCGTATAGCGCGGCCTCGGCGGCGCGGCGGCGGGCCAAACCCTTTATGACCTTGCCGTCGTTCTTGTCCCAACGCGCGAACTGAGCCTTCGCGCCTGCGTAGTCGCCCGCCTTGTGCAGCCGCAGCAGCGTGCTGTCGTTGAGCGCCGACAGACCGACATTGTAGGCGAACGACACGAGCGCGTCGAATTGGCTCTGCGTCGTCACCGGGGCCATCAGGGCTACACCCTTCTCGAACCGCCCGAGATCCGCGAGGAAGCGCGCGTCAGCCTGCGCCTGTGTCCAGACGACGCCTTTGGCGATGCCCGGCCCCGTGCTGCCCCAGCCGATCGTCCACGGGTGCCCGTCGCGCGAGCCAGGGTCGGGGTAGGCCGTCAGCTTGCAGCTCTCAAACGAGTGGATCAGGTCGACGCCCGCCTTGCTGACGCGCTTGGCGGCGGGCAGCGGCGCAATGGCGGCGTTTACAAGGTCAACGTCGGCCTGCGTCAGCGCAGACCCCTTGATGGCGCGGACGGCGTCGAACAGAGCCTTGCTCATGGCTGAGGACTTTCAGGCAACGGGGCAGGCGGCGTCTGGCTGCGGCGCGGGTCGATTGCCGCAAGGCACCCGCCGGCGACCAGAGACACGATCGTCGCGTCGACGCCCGCCAGGGCAAAGCCCATGGCGGCGATGATGGTCGCGTAGGGCAGGAGGGTCGAGACGAGCTGGCGCAGGTCGAGGGGGGTCACGGCTTCCTGTCCTGCTCGATGCGGTCTAACTGCTCCTTCATGGCCTTGGTCCGCTCGTCCAGACGGGCAAGCGTCCCGTCAGCCAGCGGCGCAACTGTTCGCTCCAGCGTAGCAACGCGCTGATTGATGCCACCGCCCCAGAAAATGAGCGTAGCGGCTTGAGCGACTAGCGCCACAATTACGCCAATCATGGCCCAGTTTAGTTTACGAGCGTCGGAATGTAGGGTCATGATTAAACCAACCAGCGCCAAGTGAAGTCATAAAGCCGTTTTGTGCCGCTGCCGGTCCATGTGTTTTCGGCCATGTCCCGATACAAGGTAAAGACGCCGCCCGTCGACAGCGTGGCCTCGCCCCACGTCGCAGTGCCATTATCCATCACCTTTGCATACAGGCGGCGGGTGCCGGACGGGCGCATATAAGTCGGAAGCGGAATTGTCGTTCCGAGCGTAAACGCCGTAGAGTTCGACGTGCCACTAAGCAAAGCCGTGCTGCTCATAATAGCCCACGGACCCTCGCGTCGGATTGTAATTGCCATGTTTGTAGTGCCGTCAATCCCCGCCACGCTAAGAAGGAACGAAGCCGGGTATTCGCCCAGCGCGATGCCGTCTTGAGAAACCCCGGTCGCGATTGCGGGGTCGGCCATAAAGCGGGTGAAATCCACCGCGCTATTCGTCAGGCCCGTGCTGCTGACAAAAGCTCGCGTCCCGACATAGGTGTTTAGCGCCGCGTCAGACCGCAGCAGATTGACCTCAAGGCGAACTGACACCACGTCTGAACCGGACGACGTAAGCCCGACATACCGAGGTTGGGTTGTGGACCCGCCAGTGCCAGGGCTTTGCACGTTGTCCATGACCGCCCGATAGAAGCCTCGCGCGCCCGTGTTGATTTCAAGCCCTGCGGCGTAGGGGTTGATAAGCTCAACATCCATGCCGCAAGCGTTGTCTGTGCATTGGATTTTCGCCGCGCCAATCGTCCCGACCAATCCACCAAAGCCGGTTGCCCGACCGCTGATATAGCAGCCTTGAGCGCGAGTGGAGGCGTTCGTGTCAGCAGCACCCGCGATCAAAAAAGCCTCGCCGCGCTGCTCGTTGCCGTCCGCATAAGTCGCAAACGCAGTGGATGTGTTCACCGCGTCAACGTCCCTTGCAAAACATCGGACAGGGCCAAGCGCAGATGACCGTGCCGTAAGCCAAACTGCCCGGCGACTGTCGCGGATGACCGGCCCGATAAAGCCGCAATCCACCCCGCCGTGCGTGTCAAACGGTTGCCAAGAAAAGCCCTTGGCAAACCCGCCGAACCAGACGCAACGCTCCGAGTTCGGATAACGAACGTAATCCGTAGAGCCGTCATTGCCCGACCACGACACGGCGAAGCACTCAAGAGCACCGCCGCCAACCAAGCCGGTCGCATCAAGAAAGATACCGCCGACGCCGTAACAGTCGCGGGTTCCCTGCGTGACCATAAACCCGTAGCCGAAGTTCTTGGCGACAGGGTTCGTGATGACCATGCGCTCGACATAAAGCGGCTGGATGCAGAGATAGCCGAAGTCTTGAATATCCGGCTCAAGGATTTTGATGTCGGAAATAAACGTCGGGGCGACCGCCGCGCCGTTGACCGTGCCGGACAGGTAAATGCCGATGGACGTGGCGTTGTATGTGCCGGAAGGTCCGCGCAGCTTGGGCTGGATCAGCGTGACGTTCGAGGCGGTGATCGACAGGAGCGTGATGTTCGCAGCCGTCGAGATCGTCGCGCCTTGGAAGTCGATAGTGGAGTTCGCCGGGATGGTCAGGCCGGTCGCGCAGCGATAGTTCCTGCCCGGTCGCAAGGTCAGGACAGCGTTAGCCGCAGCCGCTGCCGTGATTGCGTTCTGCATGGCCGTGGCGTCGTCGGTAGAGCCGTCGCCAACCGCGCCGTATTGCTCCGGGTAAACGACGCGGCGCACCGCAGTCTGCACGGTCTCAGCCACCGCCCCCGTGCCGGATTGCAGAAGGCCAACCAGCGCGGACCCGCCCGAGGCCGAATAGAACGCCTTGATGTAGTCGGAAAACACCGACGCGGTTGCGCGCTTGAGCGGGCCAGGGGCGCGATAGACCACCAGCTCGTCGGTGCCGACGATCGGCGGCGTTTCCGCCGTCAACTCCGGGACTGTCTTACCTGCGGTCATTTTGGCTGGATCCTTGGTTAGGCGACGCGGGACCGTATCACAGGGTTGGCATTTTGCTCAACGCTCATGGGAGGCGCTCCACCCGCTAACGTGCGCCATCTCATGACACATCAGCGTGGCGTAGCCGTCGCCCCAGCGGCAGGGGTTGGGGACGTAGATCGTGCCGCCGACCGTGCAGCCCACCGCGTTGCGAACCTGGGGACACATACGCTGGACCCTAGCCTCGGTCGTGAACACCACGCCCGCCGTTGCGTCGCGCTGGAAGCGGGTCGGGGGCCTGTCTCGCCAGTCTGAGCCACCGGACGGCAGCAGAGTGAACAGCCACCACCAGAACAGGCCGGAGAAGGCAAACGCAGCCAGCAGTCCGAGGCGGCGGGTCATGGCGCGGTCAGGGCTTGGAGTTGGGCGTCAGTGGCCGCGTAGGGGAGAACCTGAACGCGGCGAATGTAACCGTTAAGCCAAGCGGAGGTGCCATTCGTAGAGCCAACCGCAAAAGAAAGCGGCGGGGACGCGGGCATGGTGACAACCGTGTCAGACACTACCGCAGCCCCGTTAAATGACCCGGTTACATCGTTTGTAACAAAGCGAGCCGCAGCGCGTTGAACAGCCCCAATCGATCCTGTGCCGAGAGTAACGTCGGCTTGGTTAGCGGCCAATGTTCTCTGAAACGCCCGAACGACGTTGTTGGTGTGACGTTGGTAAATCTCTGAATATGAGTCGTCAGCAACGCGAGAAAGGCTTGCCACGCGATAAGACGTGGCGGCGTCGGTTCCGCCTTCACGCGACCATTCGGCACCCATCGTAAACGCAGTTGGCAGCGCCGGTAATGAGTTGACGAGCGCACTATCAGCCCCCCGCGTCCCCGCCGCTCCTGTGGTGATGATGGGGGAGGTGGCGAAGGCTCCAACCTCAACTTGAGCCAGCGTCACTGAGCCTGTAACGGTTAGAAGTAGTGGGCCGACAATCGGCGTAAATGTTAGCGTTACACGGTTGTTTGCGCCCGTCCCGACAAGGGGTCCGGCTGTCGATGCACCCGTTAGCGTGACCGTTCCCGTGCCGTAGAACGACAAGGTGTGAGCTACCGCTGTGGTCGTAACAGTTTGCGTCGAAAGCGTTGCCGAGTTCAGCAGCAGGTTCGTCCGCGCTTCCTCAACCAGTATCCCTCGGTTCGTGATGCGGGGGACGCCCGTGGCAAACTGGATGACGTTCCCAGCGAGGTCCAGCGCAGTCGCGATGCCGTTCGTGTCCGTGCGGGAGAACGACCAGCCGGGGATGTTGGCAGGGTTAGACGTGCGGGTGTTGTTCAGGCTGAAGACGCCGCCCGCAAAGTTCAGGTCAAGGCCAGCAGACCTGAACAAAACCTGTCGGAGCGACGGTCTCATGCGGACAGGGCCATCAGGGTCACGACACGGGCCGCAGCGGTGGCCGTAAACGCGCCGTTGGTCACCAGATAGCCAAACAGCGAGCCGCCAGCGGGGACAGTGATCTGCTTGGTCAAGCCGGTCTGTTCGACGTAGAGGGTCGAGCCAACGTCCACCACGGTGCCCAGAGCGATAGACCCGACGTAGGACGCACGGTCGCCCGAGGGCAAGTCCCAAGCCGCGTTGTCAGCCAAGGCCGAGGGCGGGGTCACCGTGTAGAGTTGGATGGTGTAGGACGTTTCGCCCGACTGCACCGCCGAAGCGTCAACCCGCAGCCTGGTGTTCGTGATCAGGATGGCACCGCCCGTGGACGGGCCAATCAGCGAAAACGCTTTCGCACCCTCGATGATGTCGTTTGCCGCGTAGGCCGCAGCAGCCGGCGTAAACGTGGCCGAGGACACAAAGCCCCCGAAAGACGCGACCGAACCGTCCGCGCCAATGAGGGCTACGGTGTTGTCAACGACGGTGTTTACGGCGGGAAGCGGAACGATACGGGACATGGGCTATCTCACATCTGTGGTTGCGGTTGCTGCGGGGTCAGCGTCTGAGGGGCAAGATCGCCCGTTTGCATGGCCGCGTCGATGGTGCCGTCGATTGTATCTTGGATTTGCTCCGGTGTCATGCCTGCCTGCATGATGCCGATGCGCTTGGTCTCAGCGTCGTACGCCTTGACCTGAGCCTCGAACTGCTTGGTGCGCATCTCCTGCGCCTCGATCGACTGCTCGACGTTCTTGAGCGCGCCCTGCATCTGCTGGAGCATCCCGCCCATCTCCTCGATCTGCTTCTCGGCAGCTTGCAGCTCGGGCGACTTGTCGTCGTCGGCTAGGATCTTCGGGTCGATTGTCTTGCGCAGCCGCTCGGACATCTCCTGCGCTCCGGGCCAGTCCATGTTCTTGACGAACAGGTCGCCGGCCACCTGCCACAGCGCCGGGTTGCCTTGCAGCACCTGGCTCATGCTCTCGGCAGCTTCTTGCCGCTTGGTGGCGTAGGCAGGCCCGGTCACGGCCACGACGTCATACTTGCCGATGCTCGGGTTGTAGATTTTCTCGATGACGTTGCCCTGCTCGTCCTCAAGTTTGCGCACCGGCTCAGGCTGCATCGGGTCGATGCGGGCCATCGTCACCTCGCCATCCATGCCGATGATGCGCGCGATGCGCGCCGTGTCGTAGATCTTAGGGATCAGGTCGATGCACTGGCGCGTGACGTGCCGGATCGCGCGGGCAAGGTTGTCGATGTAGTGGTAGGTGCCGGTGTCGCCCTGCTTCT